TACTCCCACCAAAGACCCGACCTGGTTCCCTCTTGGCTAGATAGATCGTAATCAATTCCTGCCCCCTTTCCGGCGTAGGATATGTCTTGGCAGGGGAATCCCCCGACGATGACATCGATTCGTCCTGAAACAGATTCTCTTGTGACATTTCTAACATCCTCAATGATCGGCACGTTGGGCCAATGTTTGTTTAATACTTGTTGTGGGTATTTTTCGATCTCGCAGAAGGCTACGGTTTCAAACCCGGCCCACTCGAAACCAAGATCAAGTCCACCAATACCTGAAAAGAGCGATAGCACTCTCACGATGATGCCTCTGGAATGTCCTGCCTGATGTCATACGTCGTGGATGAAACCTTGGGCGCTAGGTCCGAGATGCACTTGTCTAGGCTGCGCGTCAACGCCTGTTCCTGACGCCAATTCAGGCGCCCCGTGCGTACGTTCTTGTTGATCTCGCGTAGCTGGGCCCGGACGTCCTCGATCTTGTCCAATGCCTCTTCGCGTGGTGTGTGTGTGTCCATGTTATACCTCATGAGTTATGTTAGTTGGGGAGCGTGGCATTGTTAGGTGCCAACCACCCGGCCAAAGCCCCACTCTGTGGGCGGTCCGCTTTCGCGGCACTCCTTGTGAACAGGGCGGGACTCGAACCTGCGACCTTCCGCCGTCCCGTCAGTTGCAACGGGCTAATAGGCCGGCTCTACCATCTGAGCTACCTGTTCAATTACCGTGTTTTTTGCGATGGGGATACACGGTGTTCCCCGTCACCACGCAGATGTTTCGACCATCAATGCAGTTACGTGTCGCTGTGATCTGTTACCAGTCGCAGGCGTCTTCGTACTCATCGATGGCGTCGTGGTCCACCGTGGGAGTAGTCACACCCTCGCCGCGAATCACGAACCCGCCAGCAATCACGTTGTGAAACGTGCGGCTCATCGTGCCAGTGGATGGATGAACACCGGCGGCCAGCAGCATAGCCACGGCCTCGGATGTCTGCGTGAGGTCGGCGCTCTGGGCACCGTCTGTAATCAAGTATGCATCGTAGAATGTCATTGTCGTTAACCTTTGGGGTTGTTGCCGTCTCTTCAGTATGGGCTTGGCTGACCCATAGACGCCCGAAGGCGTTTCGACCGTTAGTGTGAGTATATCAAAGCGACAGCGCCGTTCGTGATCTTGGCGTATGGATTTTGTTTTTTGATCCCCGTGATCTGCTCGTCTGTCAAGCGAGTTGTTACGGCAACGGCTGAACCATACTCGATATAATAACCGTTTGGCATCCCGTTGTCTTTGATGCGTTTGGTTTCTGTCTTAACTGATACCATTCTGCCGAAGCAAGTGATGCCTAGATCGGTGAGGGTGTTTTTAAGATTCTTTGCTTGTGGTGACATTGTCGTGTACCTGTTTGCCCCCGGGGGGGCGGTGATTATTTCTTGCGCGTTACAGTGATCTCGAACGTCATGCCGTCGAGCTCGACCCGGACCAACTCGGTGCGGCCATAGTTCGACCATAGACTGCCGTAGGCGAGGCCGTTGGCCATGTGTTGCATCTCGTCGGTGTAGGCCCCCCCGTCTCCGATCCTGTAGTCGGACACTTCTAGGCCGTCCATGATGCTGGAGAAGATGGCCTCGCGGCCCTTCTGGATCTTGGTGAGCTTGTTGAAATTTTTCATTTGACACCCCACACGATACGGGCGATCTCGACGATCTTGGATAGCGGTAAGCGTCCCGCAGGGCGGTCCAGTACGTCACTTAGAAAGCTGACCACGCGACGAGCGCGGAAGACGTAGGACCCCGGGGTGAAGCGCCATGAGCCGTCGCCGTATCCCCAGATGATACCGGGCAGACGGTCGCCAAGGAACGCGCTCGAGCCCTCGCCCTCTTGGTAGTGCCATGTGACGAGGCCCCAGAAGTCGCGGCCGGTCTCGTGATGATACCCACAGTACGGGGCGGTCTCGTAGCTGTCCGAACGGAAGCCGCGAAGGGTTTTGAATCTGGTCATGTCGTTAACCTGTTTAAATGAATGCCTGTCTCTTCAGCGTGGGACGGCAACCCCACGGACGCCCGAAGGCGTTTCGACGAAGGGCAGTGATTATTTACTAAAACGCTTGTCTAAATTTTTAGACTTACTGACTGTAATAGTGAAAAACTCACCAGTGCTTGCGTCTGTTACGGTAACTGGGACGTCTGACCACGTTTCAACTTTGAAGCCGGTATCGAAGATGCTCCAATCTTCTCTTCCCGATGAGCCCATTTCTGCTCTTTCATCTAGTGCGTCCGCGATCATGTTTATCAATTCTTTGCGTGTCATTGTCGTGTACCTTATATATGTTAGCGTTGTGATGGGCGACATTTCCTGCGCCTGCCACTAAATAGGCATGAATGATAAGATAGTGTGTATAGAAAGTGTGAATTCGTACTGGGTGTTGAAAGATTGTTGGCAAGCATAACCGGCGCCTAGGTGCACCTACTACTACACGTCTGGCACTATAGACCCGTATCTTCTCCAAACCTACATAAACATCATGCACTACCCTACCCCATCCCACTCGCTGGAATCAACGTTTAGTGTATGAGTCTGTATATAGAATCCCATTCATACACTAGCCCAATAACGCCCTCGAACATAGCAAGGGCCACGCTTTTAAGCGTGCTATGCAGGTAGTGTATGTACTATATATATATATACTCATAATGAGGGGATATGCCCTTATATACCCTATAGGGCCCTCCGGTTTTTCGAATATCATACACATGCACCATCAGGTGCACAGTGGACCAGCATGAATAGGCCATTACTGTAGCAACCCCGGCGCCCGTGAGTGAAATACAAAGGGTAAGTGTTTGTAAATAAAGGACTTAGGGCACCATGATTCAACCCCTCTCCACACCCCCCACCATGACCTAAGTATATGTAAATACAGGACTTAGGCCACACGGGCACACCTATAGCTATTGATATGATGCATGGATATCTTGGTACAGGTCGCTCAGATCAGCGATATGGGCATGTGTAGGGCGTCTTGTCAAGCACGGTTCCGTAGTTGACAGCTCACGGCGCACGAGGGGGGGGGATGGGTGGCTTTTTCAACGTGAGGAGGTCCCCCCATAAGCGAATTCGAGCGGCGGGGTCCGTAACGTGGCACCCTCTTTAACTCGGCCGAAATTTTTTCAAAAAGTAAAACGACATGAAGACCAAGATATTAGCGGATTTGTGGTACACGGTGCGTTACGACGTGTTGGACGGGCGGTTGGTGTTCATGGTGAGCGAGATTGATGAGATTAGCATGGACGGGGCCACGGTCATCTACCGCTCGGCGAGGCTTGGAGGGGTGTCTACGCATAATGTGGAGGAGGCGGAAGAGTTTTTAGTGGGCTATGTCAAGTTTGACGGGTGTTTAGAGGCCCAGTTCACGAACGATATCCACCTTTGTCACCGCTTGGCGTGTGGAAACATGGGTAAATTACTAGAATTCCTGCATGATTTGGCTTCAACGGCGCTGCCCGACTGGGTTGGTAGCTGAAGCGGGGTTTTAAACGATAAAAACGGAGGTTGACGATGGAAAAGAAGATTAAAATAGACGATGTGTCATGGGTGAATGGTTTCCATGTAGACTATTACGACGGCGGAGGGAGTGGAAATACGGACTATGACCCCCTCTATTGGCCGAAGCCCATTATTAAGGACGGCGTAGTGCAATTCCTGCAATTTGATAGGGGTGGTGCGTATGTTTTAGCTTCTGACATTATCGGTGTAAGGATACGTCATGAGGATGAAGAAGGCGCCAGAAGAGGCTCAATGGTTATTATTGCGGAAGCACTACTTTCAAGTGGTCAGGAGGTGTCGTGCGGCTCAGAGGAGTATTATGAGGAGCTTGTTAATGGTCTTTTATTGGTGGAGCTTGACTATGATATTCCAGAGGACGAGCGCGGCGAGCCTCATTATAACCCAGAGAGTGTGCGCTCACGCGCCAATGGGGCCCGATTCGCTCTCTATGAGCAGGTGTTTGTACCATATGCGGCGGCCGTGTTGAAGGCGGCTCAGGAGGCAAGACGATGAAAAGGAAGATTATACAGGTGGGTGTGTGGCCGGGTGGCGCGGATGAATCGTCGTTGTTCGCTCTTTGTAACGATGGCACGGTGTGGATTATAGACAGAGACGGCGGGTGGAACCGCTTATCGCCTGTCCCGGAGGCCGAGGCCGTGTCTGACATTTCATTACAGGAGTGGGTCAAGGACGCGGTGGGTCATATGAGCACTCGCACTCTTAACGTCCTTTCACTATACGCCTTTAATGATGGTCATTGGGGTCTTGGCCATAATGAGAATAAGTATTTCCACGGCCCCTCATCGAAGGATATGGATGATCTTATTGCTGAGACTAAGACTGGTAGATTAAAGGGAGTTAGAGGCTGTGGCCGCGAGACCATTCGGGAGATCAGGGCCGAGTTGAGACGAACGGGGTATATTATTTAACAAACGGAGGTTGATATGACAAAAGCCGAGGCTACTGAAAAACTAAGAAGGGCCGAACAGGAAGTAGTGTCCTATAAAGCGTTTTTGGCGGAGCCAATTAAGATAAACAGAGACCCTACCGAGGGTTGGTATTTACGCACAGAAGACCCAGAGGAAGGGGACTGGATCGTGGTTTGTAGGACCAGCGCGGATCCCTTCACTATGGGACCAGATAGGGATGTGTTGTATTTATCAGAGAGGGGGGTTTTTAGATGTCCTAATTCGGCGCCCGTACTAGATGGGATCGAGTTATATGGGAACATGATATCGCTTTCATCTAATGATCCACAGTACAGAGAGGAATAAAGCATGAGTAACAGCAGAACAATTCGCCGGAGCATTCAGGCGTACATGAACACGCTAGGCAGTCGCCACGGCAAGCGGCGGTTATTGGGCGTATGTTCGTACGAGGTTTTTGAGAACGGGCTAACGCAGCGCCAGCGCCGTATGCGCTCACTTACGGGAGCACAGAAGGAGGCTCTATTTAGGCGGGAGCACACGGTGATGGGTAGGCTCCGGAGCATGTTCGGCATGGTCGGGAGCACGTCATGAAAATATTTATGGTAAACGTGTTCTCTCATAGGTCTTGGATGGGGTACGTTAGTGCCACCCATATTGTAACGGCTCCAGAAGCCCATATCGCAGAAATGGTAGTCAGAGAGGCAACCAAGAAGATGCATAGATATGGCGGCAGGGCAATGGTGGCTGATGACGATATTCAGACAGATTCGATAGAATTATGGCGCGACGATAGCGTCTAATGGGTATTTTAAACAAGAAGATCAAAGGTAAATAGCAGTGAGTAAAGGAATTAACAAGGTTATTTTGGTTGGCAATTTGGGAAAAGATCCTGAATTACGCTACACAGGCAGCGGAACGGCGGTCTGTAACTTCACGCTTGCCACGAACGAATCGTACAAGGATTCGAACGGAGAAGTGGTTGACAAGACGGAATGGCACAATCTGGTGGCATGGTCCCGCTTGGCGGAGATTTGTAATGAGTATCTGAAGAAAGGGTCTCAGGCGTACTTTGAGGGCGCCCTTCAGACGCGGAGTTACGAGGACAAGGACGGGAACACGAAGTATATCACGGAGATCAAGGTTCGGGAGATGATGATGCTGGGCGGAGCACGGGAGCACGGAGCACCATCAGGCGGGAGCACGGAGCACGGAGCACGCGGTGGTGGAAGCACGGGAGCACCTGCTGCTAAAAAGGACGACTATACCTTCGAGCCAGACGACAGCTTACCGTTTTAACGGGAGACCGCAATGACAAAGGAACAAGATGTCTACGAGCGGCGCAAGGCTGAACTGCGTGAATGGATTAATGACCGCCACTGGACGCCGGAGCAACGGGCTTTTCTTGAGCGCCGTTTATCTATTCCTCATCAGCCTCCCATCAAGGACCCCGTCACGGAGTGGGAAGAGGATTGGCTGCCCCGAAAGAAGGCCCAGATCCGGGGCGCGGTGGTTCGCTTATTCAAGCGGATCTTTGGTAAGAAGTAAATCATTAAACGAGACGACCATGAACATAAACCACATAAACATTGACGACTTTCCCATGGAGATAGACCCGGTCGCGCTGGAAGAAACTGACACAGCGATCTTCCGCCCAAAGAAAGTAGCTGACCCTACCGTTGCGCTCACCACGCCCGACGGCATCGAGATGGTGCGCATGACGAAGGACGGTATCTTTGCAGACGGGCATGGCAAGATCCTAGATGACGAAGCGTCGTACAAGGCGTTATACACGGCCATAACGGCTTGGCATCAAATGTGGGTAAAGGAAGCTATAGGTGATTAAAATCCAGTTCAAGGGGGACACCCGCACCTGTTCTGCCTGTGATAAGACGGTTGACGGCGCCGCCTTCTCGGTTGTTATTGGTGCGGTGACCTTCAGCATCTGCCGCCCCTGTGCATCTCACTACGATGTTGTTATGCGCAGGGCCCGGGCTCACATTCCGATTAAACCCAATAAAGCAAATGCCTGACTACGTATACAGGAGTTTTACTAAGCCGCCTGAATTTGCCGGTCCCAAGCGGGAGTTCATGATCCTCACCAAGGCGGAAGCGGACGACATGGGTATTCTCTACGTTACCCCGTGGTATATTGGGGAGAGTGGCGACTGGGTCCTCACGGACGACGAATACGTGATGGAGGTGGTTCGCAAGAATCCTTTTGGTGAAGTGGGGTCGTACGAGATACACTTTACTGGGGCCAAAAAGATTGTCGATCCGCGCTTTATTTCTGGAATTGAGCTATCGTGGTCTGCGTACAGGGACTATCCACAGAACAGAGTTCAGTACTCATCGCACACACCTCGCTCACGTATTGAGATTTTTGTCCGCACGCGCAACTGTCAACGGGCGTTTGATTTTTACGTTAATCTATGGCTTTTACGCAAGGGGAAACTGACCTCAAAAGACCTGACCGAGTTCGGTAGAATGGCTTCTCCCGGCGACTTCAAACCAAACGCTCGTGCTAAATGGCTACTTAAGAAGCGTATCGTACAGGACATCCTTATGAAAAAATTAGCGGAGTCCCTCGGGGACATGAACATCACCTTTGACAACGTGGTGGTTACGGTGCAGGATGCTATCCAGCTGGCGAGGGCAAACAAGAACGCGAAGCACATGCTCGACGGCGCCGACTTCTTGTACAAACTGGTGTCCGCTGCGGCGTATGCGGAGGAGAGTGGCAACCGAAACGATGACGACGCTGACGACTGGTCATTTGCTGACGCCATCGAAGCTGGCGAGGATCAGAAGCAACTTCCTGAGGATATAGGGCAGGTTGAGTTTAAGGATTATTCAGACCTCGACGTGTATGAGAACCGCTCGAATCCGGTATTTGGTGTAGATATAGAAGATGATGAGGAATAATGGAAGCGCCACAGATCAATACCAAGGAGAAGTTTTTAAATCAAGTGGCGTCCAGCCTTATCATGTTGGGCAAAGTGTTTATTCCAGAGATGATGACGGCCGGTACGCCGCCGTTTCATTATGATTTAGAGCGCCACATGCGCGATTTTAGGCAGCGATCCTTGGTAGTAGTGGCACCTCGTGGCCATGCAAAATCGTCCGTTGCCGCCTGTCTGTACATTATCTGGCATATTTTCTTAGAGGACCGGTGGCGCTTCATGAATGGTGGAGCGAGCTCCCCGAAGCAGACGGTGAAGCACATTGTCCTTATCTCCAAGACGCGCAGTGAGGCCATTAAGCGGCTGGATACCGTAAAGGCGATCCTTGGCGACAGCGGCGGAGAAGGAGACTACTCGAAAGGTTTACGGAAAACCTTCGGCAACTGGGGCTACCAGACGGCCAAGAAGTGGACGGGCACGGAAGTTATCCTGAAGGACGGTACAATCCTCACAGCGCTTAGTACGGGCACACAGGCCCGCGGGTTGAAGAAGGTTCACCTTCGCCCGACAGCGGTCGTGTGTCACAAAAAGGGAACCCTCGTGTGGGGTGCTGATGGTAGACTCGTCCCTGTTGAGAAAATAGGAAAACGGCAAGCTGACAAGCTTGCGCCCGTCATCCGCGTGCGCGTAGCGGGAGTTCCTGATGCGGAGCATGTGACACTCGAACACCGGTTCTGGGCAAAGAAGAAGGTTAAGTACTGGACAAAGGGTGAAAAGGGCCATCGGCGCCACTGGAGATTTGGGGAAGCCGATTGGGTGGAGGCGCAGGACCTGACCAGTGATCACTGGATCGGCGATCCCGTGGTGTACAACCGTGTTGGCGCGGCCGACATGGAGCCTGTTCATACCTTCACTGGTGGGAATGATATCACAAGCCGGTGTGATAAGGGCCGTGTAACAGGCGTAAGCCCGCAGGAAGAGATGACTGTGCCCGAGTTCTTTGATGACCCCGAGTGGTGGTGGGTGTATGGGCTTTGGCTTGGCGACGGCACTATCGGGGGTAGCAGGGTATCTTGGAGCTGCTCTAATGATGTTGTGATGGACCGTTTATCCGCGTTCTGGATAAAGTGGGGACATGCCGTTCATTACGACGACCGACAGGGGTGTACGAATGTTATCATTAGGCACGCCGCCATCGCTCGCTGGCTGAAGACGCAGAAGGGTGGTAATTCTATTAAGAACCCTCCTGAGTGGATCTATCACTTGGAGGAGGCATATCTAAAAGAGCTCATCGTTGGGTACATAGATGCTGATGGGTGGGTGAAAAACACCGAGGTGCGCCCGTGCATACGCCTTACGTCGGTGAATAAAGAGGGGCTATACAGACTGTCTCGGGCATTATCAAGGCTTGGTATTCCGTCGTATGTAAGGCGTGGTGTGGGCACCCGGTTTGAGACGTTTTCTGATGGGTCAAGAATGAGCGTGACCCAGCCGAAGTATGATTTGTACATGAGGGACGGTGTAGATATGCTTGGATATGACATCGCACCGACCACTAGGTACAAAATCGTCCCATGCATGATCGAGGAGGGCCATACATGGAGACAGGTGAAAGATGCTCAACCAGACGGAAGCGCCATCGTTTCACCGATTACCACTGAGGGTGGCACCTATTCGTCCCCTATTGGCCTTTCTCACAATTGCGATGATCCAGAGGATGAGAACAATACGAAGACAGAAGGTTCCATGGATGCGAACCGGAAGTGGTTACTACAGGCCATAACTCCGTCGCTCAATATCCGCACGGGCCGCGTTATTGTTATCGGCACCCCGATAAATACTCAGTGTATGGTGGTGAAGTTACAGGAGGCCACCGGGTGGCGTGTTCTGTGGTACAAGAACCAAGCTACGGATAACACTTCGACATGGTATGACTCAGCGACGCGCGAGTGGACCACGAAGGAAGGGGTCTTGTGGCCAAATTATATTACCCGAACGAGGTTGTTGGAAGAGAAATCTACAGCCAGAAGCCTCGGCATGCTCAGTTCCTACTACAGGGAGTGGGAGGCGCTGATCATAGGGGACGAAGACCAGATATTCCGCCTAGAGTATCTTCAGGAGTGGCGTGGTACGCTCGAGCGCGACGCGATCGGTCAGGCTATATTGGTCGTTGAGAAGCGAGGAAGCAAAGAGTTTTCACCCCCCATGCGTATTCCTGTGCTTATTACCACGGGCGTTGACCCCGCGGCATCCACGGCGGTAGGGGCCGATAGTACGGCGGTGGTAAACGTGGGCACTGACAAGGATGATAATATATATATCCTCACTGAGGGAGTCCTTAGACGCCTACCTCCTGACCAAGTGGTGATATCTATTGCGGAGAACGACCGTGTCATAAAACCATTCAGGGGCCTCCTTGAGGTGTCGGCCGCGTTCGAATACATCTGGACCTACCTCGTGATGAACCACAAGGTGGTGTACATGAAGGATAAGCCTACCCAGAAGAAGAAGGGCGAGGGGTCTCGGCTCGAGTCATTACAGCCCTTATTCGCTAGTCTGAAGGTGTATTTACCTGAAGGGTTTGAGGAAGGCCGCGACCAGCTCTTGGCCTACCCCCGCGGAAAGGATGACTGGATCGATGCCTTAGAGAAGGCCGTTCGCATCCGGAGCACGCCTTGGCATACCGAAGTAACAGATGCTCCCGAGGCCCACGGAGCACGTCGAAAGATGATCGATCCGATGACGGTCTAACTACAGTGCTCCCGCATTAAATGCTACAGTCAACTGTATTGCTGTGGGGAGCACGCTTGATTAACTTCCGCGAGGTAACTATATCACGGGAGCACAAGCATGCCGGGTCAAGGCCGAGTAATCATCAATAATGCCGAGGCCAAGAATAACACTCTTTGGTATGAAGAAGCTGCGTCAAGCCAGCAGACATGGGCAATAAATGCTGCCACCAATCTCGATTACTTCTTTGGCAACCACTGGACCCCTGAGCAGAAAGCCGTTTTAGGCGAACGTGGCCAGCAGCCTATCGCCATTCAGACCATCTTCCAAGTCGTGGAACAGGCCGTGGGTATGCTCACTGCCAACAAACCATCGTTCCGAGCCACCCCCCGGGAAGGATCAGATCGCAAGATGGCCGCCGTCTGGAGCGATCTATTCCAGTGGATGTGGACCGAGTCTCGCGGACAGCAGCGCATAACTAACATCATCAGGGACAACTACGTGCAAGGGCGCGGCGTGGCTCATGTGTATGTAGACTGGGACGCTGACTACGGGAAAGGCGAGGTATTATTTAAAGACCTCGATCCTAAAGAAGTATTCCCCGACCCCCGGAGCACGGACCCTTTATGGGACGATGCGGCATGGGTAATGACTAGGCAGTTATTCTCCAAGAGCCAAGTGGCCGAGATATGGGGCAAAGATGTCGCAGACGCGCTCCCGTTCCATGGATACCAGCGCAATAGTTACCCGTGGTCCACGTCGAAAGATCGCACCAACAGCATTCCGATACACCAGTACGACGTGACTGGCGCGTTTACGTTCACTCGTGAACAAGAGCAATACGAGATCATAGAGCGCTACGAAAAAGTAAAGCGCCGCCACCACAGGATGTTCAACCCTGAGACAAGCAGGGACGAAATCTTAGATGAGCAGAAGTACGAAGAACGCCTCGATGACCCTGCCTACATCGTTACAGAAGCTGGCGTTGATAAGATCGTCTTGGATAAAGACCGCATTGCCGCCTACGATGAGATGTACAACGCGCTTGGCCCCGTCTTCCACATGGTGGCACTTCCTCCTGTTGTGGATGAGAGTGGTCAATACGTTCCTCAGAACCCTGTTCCTACTCCCGGACCAGAAGACGCTTCGCCTGATTCTATCCCCGGGTCAACGGTCGCCATGCAGCCCGTCACCGTCGGCGAACTCGTCGCCAACAAAACAATTTCCTCCATCCCCTTCATGATGACGCGCGTGCGCGTTGTCTGTTCGTGTGGGATGATGTTGCTCTACGAACCATACGACCTGCCGACCGAGCATTTTCCGATCATTCCTTTTCCTAACATCTCCAACAGAAACCCGTACCCAATTTCTGATGTCGATAGGTTAAAGGACCTACAGGATCTGATCAATAAAAGCCAGTCATTGATACTGGCCCACCTTGCGACGAGCACAAACCAGAAGGTATTCTACCCTGAAGGGTCTATAAAGGATGTCGCCGCCGTCGAACAGGAATGGGCAAAGGCCGGAACGGCCATGATTCCTTACAATCCGGGGTTTGGGACCAGCGCCGGCAGTCCGGGCGGTGTTGTCATTGCGTCACTTCCTCCATTGCCGCAAGCCTTATACGCCAACATCGACCGGGCCATTGCGCTTATGGAGCGCATCGCCGGTATCTACGCCGTCCAGCAAGGGTCTCCGGACGCTGGACAGGGCACATTCCGCGGTGTATTGGCCCAAGATGAGATGGGCCTACGCCGCATGAAGCAGAAACTTGATGGCGCCCATGCCTCGCTCGAGCGCGTGGGTAACGTTATGAAGGACTACGCCCAGAAAATATATACCGAGGAGAAGGTTATTCGCTTAGTGAACCCGTCTGGCGAGCTCGTCGAGACAACGATTAACCAGCAGTTCCCTCAGACAACCTATGACTACCAAGCCGAGCGCATCAACGATGTGACGATCGGTAGGTACGACATGGTTATTCAGGCCGGATCTACCCTGCCACAGAACAGGTGGAGCCGCTTCGATAACCTCATGCAAATGTTTGATCGTGGCCTTGTGGATGATATCGCCGTGCTTCGCGGAAGCGACATCGAGGACACGGAAGAAATTTTGGAACGTAACTCAGTACTGGCACAGCAGCGTCAAGCACTTGAGAATTACGCCCAACAACTATCCGAAGTGCAGGGAGACCTACAGACCGCACAACGTGAAGCACAGCACGCTAACCAGCGTACGGAGCTTTCAAAATTCCAAGCCAAGCTGGCCATGTTGGAGGCTGACGTTAAAACGAATGTCAGAACCTTCTCTATTGGCTTGAAAGAAACCCGGAAGCGGGTCGAGGCAGAAGAAACGGCAGCAGCCAAAAGACAGCAACCACAATAAGCAGCAAGACTACCATGCCAACATTCGATCCATACAGCAACAATTCTTCCACAGACGGCGACGCCCCTGTGGACTTCTTGAGTTCGCCAAGTCCGGCATCCCCAACCACGAAGGAGCAGATGATTGACGCTTCGCCAGTGGTTGAGGGTCAACCTAGACAACGCGCTACTCTACCCCCTGCAGACGATAAGGGCTTCACCAATTCAGGTGAACACCCGGCTGCTGCATCCGAGCGGGGGGCAGAGCCTTCGGCCGAGGGGCTTCCTTATGAGCCGGCGGACTTGCCTGAGCACTTGAGCGCAGAGCACGCCTACGCCGCCTCCAAATACTGGCAAAGCAAGTACGACACGCTTAACACCCAGAATGCCAGTGACTTGGAGGAGTTCAGATCATTCCGACCTATTGTGTCGGAATTGATGAGTGACCCCGAAGCTTTATCCTACTTATCGGCCCGATGGAGCGGGTCGCAGCAGCAGCCACAAAATGGGCAAACGCCACAGGCACCGGTTGCGGAATCGGTTAACCTATCGCCGGCCCCCGACGATCTCTACTCACCAGAGGGAGAAGAATGGCTAAGACAAACCGTGGGCGCTTTGCCGCAGTTGGTTCAGCAGAACCAGACTCTTATGCAGGAGATAAATGCCTTGCGTCAGAGTCAGCAGCAGACCACACAGATGTCTCAGCAACAACAGCAAATAAACTCCGCCGTGCAGGAGGCTCAGTTCACACTGGGTATGGCTCCGGCAGATGCGTCGAAGTTTGTTCATCTCATACATGAACGTGGTCTAGGCATATATGACAACTGGCAAGAAGCTGGTCGCGCATACATGTCAAACCAACGTCCAAGTGCCGACACTGTCCGACAACAGCAAGCTCAAGTAGCGGCGCAGAACAGACAATCAAACCGTATGCCGCCGACAGCGATGTCGTCCGGTGGAATGAATTCTCCTGCGCCTCAAAACAATAGCTTCCTTGTTGCACCGGTTAGTCGAGGGCTTGATCCTTTCGCAATCTAACCTGAGAATAAACAATGGCTGCCAAGCTATTTCAATTTTCCGGCGTGCTGTGGACGGATAGAACAGACTTCTATCCGCAACCGCAACAATTCGCCTCCTTATACCCATCTGTAACGCCTTTCCTAAGTGCTGTTCAGGCTCGGTATAATCCCAACTCCATGATGCTTCCCGCTCCAGACTTTAAGTTCTTCGAGCACCGAGCAGGATGGAGGTATCAGTATTTCTCCCAGAACGACGCGAGCCCACCAGCGTGGGCCTCTAACGGCGAACCGGGAGATACACTCGCGACCACGGTCACCATCGATGGTGTTACCGGGTTAACCATGTCGTCTGCCTACCTCGGCGCCCTGTGTGAGGTTCGATCCTCTGCTGGCGCCTACAAAGGCACCGTCATGATCACGGCTGTCACCAGTGCCACTAACGTGACGTTGGTTTCTGCGGGTAATCCAGAGCATGCCAGTGAGTATGTTTCGGCCCTAGCAGACGATGACAAATTCTACATCCTGACCACGGCCCACGAAGAAGAAGCTACTGCTCCAGAAGCGGCTAGTGACGAGCTCGAAGTCGTGTTCAACTCTTGCTACAACAAGCGTACCGCTGTTGAGATTGGCAAGACATTGCAGGCCGCCGCCTTGCGCGGTGACGGCGATGAACTTGCTCGTCTTCGCGAGCTGAAAGCGCAGGAGCACAAGATTCACCAAGCGCGTGCTTACTACTTTGCCAACCGCCCCGGCGGTATTGGTGGCGTGGCTCACGGTGCTGGCGGTGGAACAGACTCCACGTTCGTTAATCACCTGACTGGCGCGAATGGCAAAACCGTTCGAACCACGATGGGTATTTTCCCTGCTCTGCGCCGCTACGGCCGCACAAGTGGTGATCAACAGAACGTGTTCTCGCATGCCAAAAGCGCCATGTCGTACAACGACTTCGTTGAGATCATGGAAAAAGTGTTCCAGTACTCTGCCTCTGGTGGAGTCAAAGATGTGTATGGCGGCCCGGGCTTCATGACCTTCATGGCGAAAGCCGGATCTGAAGGTCTTGTAACCAAGCTGAACAACACTCGCATGGAGATCAAGATGGGTGAGCCGCAGGAAAGCCGTATCGGTCTGCGCTACCAGTATGTTGATACTCCGCACGGAACATTCCGTCTGATCCCTGACCCATTGCTTCGTGGTACTCCGTACTCTAGCGACGCGCTGGTCATCGATCCCGACAACGCCGAGCTTGTGCGATACGAGCAGGACAGCTACTCTACCAACATCAAGACGGATGACAATCCGCGAGTGATCAAGGACGAGTACTCTTCCTACTCCGGCATTAAGCTGACGCTGATGGAATCACACTCATGGATTAAACTCACCTAATACTATTGACCACCCGGTGGGGCATGACGCCCTGCCGGGCCGGTCTAGTTTTTTACCATAGGAGGTAAACCTATGTCTTGGACATCAACGGGAGTGACGGGAAAAAAACGGAACATCACACTATTGGAAGAAACCTTTACGCTGCCCGCAAGCGCGACGATTGGCTACTCCACTGTGATCGACGATTTTGGCCCGAATCTCGACAACAACAACCGCTGGATCAGCGCGAGCTTCAATGCGAGCGCAGTGACCGGCACCAATCTGGACATTGCTCTTTACGGGGCTAGTTCAGATGGCGGAACTAAGTTTCTTCTAAAGGACGCCGTTGTGGCCGACATCACCGCTACGGGAACCGTGGCAGGATTGATCGACCTCAATGCGTACCCGGCTGCTTTCTACTACTTGGCGTGGACCGCCGACGCGGATGAGTCAGCCAACACCATCGCTGTCAAGGTGATGGGATCCGTATAAGGAGGTTAATATGGGACCAATCAATCGCGCCGGAATTAGTAATGCCCCCGGAGACATCATTCAGGCTGTTATGACTAAGGTCATTCCTGCCCACAATGATCTCGAAGAGAGAGTTTCTAAACTTGAGCGGAGGCTAGGGTTGTCACCAACTCCGGCACCGCCAAAACCGGCACCCGCAGTTGAGGAACCTGTAGCTTCTGCAGAAGAAACCGTTGCTCCTAAAAAGGCGACATCACGTAAAAAGTAATGACCGTACAGGAACGCATAGAGGTTTGGACCGGCGAGCTGTGGGAAACCACACCTGTCTACCAATTATTGCTTGACTCAGTGAACGAAGTCATATCCGACGTGGATATAGACGCGCTGAATCAGCTATGGGTAGAGCTCACGGATAGCGGAACGGGCGTCAATTTAACGAATTATCGTTTTATCGAAGCCCGTAAAGTGCTCCAGAAAGCTGGCTACCTATCTCCATCGTACCGTACCAATACGAGAATTACCGACGCTAACCCGGGTGTGTACTCCATCGGGGGCTTGACCTATGTCATCCCCGATGGTGGTACCATCTTGGCGGCTCTCGTGCCGACTATTAAACTATCGTCAATCACCGTAACTAATGTTCCGGAAGGGTTGATGAACCTATTCGTGCTGCGCTCTACAGAGAAGACGCTTCAGCACCTGATGACAAAAATTACGCAGCATGTGGTGGAGACGGTTACGCTACCTACGGCGCCCACCACGCCCTCTGCTCCTAGTATTGCCTACATAGACGCTACGGCCACGGCACCCGGAGCCATTAGCGTCGCGGCCCTGCCTACGTCCCCTGTCTACACTCCGCCGACACTGGCCACTAGAACAACGTCGCCCACAGTAGGCACGCTCGACCTGACCAAGAAGGTGGATGGCGTCACGGCGCTTACCGCGCCAACGGCTCCAAGCGATCCTGTCATTGCGTACGTCGACGCTACGGCTGCTACGGCCGCTGCGACCACAGTTGCTGCATTAGGAACCGCCCCTACATATACGAAGCCATCGTTTGGAGGGAGCCTTTCGCTACCTACATTCCCGACTTTGGACCTAGAAACCAAGCTCGACGGTGTAACGGCCAATCCCCTGCCTACCACGCCGGCCGCGCCTAGTATTGCGTTTTCTGACTCGACTGCCGCGACTACTGCCGCTACTACGGTAGCTGCGCTCGGCACCCCTCCCGCGTACACGAAGGGCGCCGCCGCCCCTGCCTACACGGACTGGGACACTTACTTCGACGGATCTGCCGCAGAAGATCCAGAGATGATGGCCGAGACTATGCGCAAGGCGGGTGTTGAGATACAAGCTTCTCACCTACTCGTGCAGGACGAGTTAAACGAATATCAGAAAGAGTTGTCCGTCTATCAGACAGACGCTCAACACAAGATCGAACAGGCAAGGATCACCGCTCAGGAAGCTTTGGCCAATATGAGGGCGTCTACGGATGTAGCCATTCAAAATGAAGCACAGACGTTATCGGCTGCCGTTGCCAACTATGACCGCGTTCTCGCTAAGTTTGATAAGGATATTGCGCTTTACGTCGCTGACACCCAAGCACAGGTTCAGGAGTACGAGGCTGCCTTCAGGAAGGCGTTCGATCCTTGGATTGCGCAGCAGCGCGAGTATACCCAGCAGTACGGGTTAGACATCCAGAGCGAGCTGAATGAGTTCAACAAGGAGCTCGCTGCCTATCAGACAGATGCGCAGCATAAGATTCAACAAGCACAGATCACGGCCCAAGAAGCACTCGCTGACATGCGGGCCTCCACGGATGTGGGCATTCAGAACGAAGCTAAGACGCTCGAGGCGCTGGTCGTTGACTATCAACTAACGCTTGACCTGTTTCAGCGAAAGATCGCTCTGTACCAAGCCGAGGTTGAGGCTGTTATTCAGCAGTACGTTCGAAAGATCGAACTTTCTATTCGGTTACAGGAGGTAGACATTACCGGCGACGTGGCCAGATACCAAGCCTCGGTGGCCAACGCCCGGGCTGCGTTTGAGGAGGACCTCTCCATATTTAATGCTGGTGTAGGCAGGAACGCCTTGGCTGCACAGATTGCCCGCGAGGAAGCCAATCAAACAGCCTCCCAGTCAACAAATGTAGCTGTTCAGAATGAGGCTCGCACCCTAGAGGCGGCCATCTCTGACCAGCAAGCTGTTCTTCAGAAGCATGCGCAAGACGTTCAGTCCTACGCATCCCAAGTTAGGGCCGTCTTGGACCAACAGGTGGCCGACAGGGACACTAGATCAGAGAAGCTGAAGATGTATGCCATGGACCGCGACCGCGTGGGTAGGCTGTATCTAGCGGCTAAAGCTTCGTACGAGGTGGCATTCCGCCGCCATCGTCCAATCAATGTTAGACACGTAGACTATTAGGTAAGACCATGGCTGATAACGGATTGAACCAACTTACAATGACTGAGGCGCTCAACGCATCTCGCGGGGCCCTTGGCTATAAGCGCCTCGCCACGGCCATCTCCCATGTGGCAGACAAGGCTAGTGCTGGTAGCGGCGCTACTACCACCGTTGCGGCGTGGTCTAAAACCACGGGCGCAGAGCTGGCTACGAATGGCGCTTTCACCACTGATGCAAGCTGGACGAAGGGCACAGGCTGGACAATTGGGCCGGAGAGTTATACGGCAAGTGATGGCACTCAGGCTGCGGATGCTGACTTGACACAAGACATCTCTGCTGTTCCTAGCTCTATTTACCAGACTGTATTTACTGTTGCGGCATATTCGGCTGGAAACGTGACGATGGTGATTGGCGACCAAGAAGGTACCGATCGCGCCTCGAACGCCACGTTCACGGAATACATTACCTGTGGTGCGGGGACGGACATTGATATCCGAGCCGACGCAGACTTTGTTGGCCGTGTTGATACAGTTACTGCTAAGTTGGCAACTCCCGGCAGTGACCTTGTGACCAACGGGGCCATGGCTGCCGACACGGATTGGACAAAGGGTACTGGATGGACGATTGCGGCGGGGGTAGCATCAAGTGATGGTACACAAGTTGCTGATTCGGATCTCACGCAGGATATCACGGCCGTTACAAGTTCTATTTATCAAGTTGTATTTACTGTTTCAGGCTACTCGGCGGGGAATGTGACCGCCGTCGTGGGCGACACCGAGGGTACAGACCGTGCTGCCAACGGTACATTCACTGAGTATATCATCGCTGGCGCTGGAACGGATATTGATATTCGCGCTGACCTTGACTTTGTTGGTAACATTGACAACGTGACCGTGAAACTTGTAACACTAGGCGTTGACCTAGTTGTGAATGGTGGTATGACAACTGACGCAACTTGGACAAAAGGCACAGGCTGGACGATTGTTGGTGGAGCTGCTTCTGACGGTACGCAGGGCGCTGACGCTGACTTAACACAGAACGTGACGGCGGTTACTTCCACGGACTACAACGTGAACTTCAAGGTTACGGCTAGATCAGCAGGTGTTGTTACGCCTGTCGTGGGTGATACGGAGGGTACCGATCGATCTACGGTAGCTACTTTTGACGAAACCATCACGGCAGGTGCGGGGACAGACATCGACATTAGAGCATCTTCCACTTTTGTTGGGGTTGTCGATGATGTGTCCATCAAGGTTGCAGCCGTGTATGCCATCGGAGATTATGCTTCAAACGGAGGATCAGATTACATCTGTATATTAGCTCATTCAGGAAGTGCCGCAACTGAACCCGGAGTCGGTGGGTCGTGGTCGACGAACTGGAAGCTATTGATCCTTTACACGGACGTGGCAGAGTTTATTGAGATAGTAGCGCTCAACGGCAACACTGTTTACGCGGGTACCTGCGTTGCATCGATTGGCGACATACCACTGGTCGATGACCGCATTCTTGAAGGCGAAAGCCATCGCGGACGCTTTACAACCGTTGATATCAAGACCGGCGTTGCGCTGGGATATTATATCTAATGCCAGTACCTGAAACATATTCGTACGACTATGTACCCAACACGGGAACGTGGACTATCACGATTGCTAGTCCTACGCCAAGTACGTTGAATGAAACGATCACGGCGTACGCGCTGTCTCCTGGAGAGACGACCGTGGAGCTAGGTACCGTGGCCGGCGCAGCAGCTGGAACGCAGCGACAGATCGTGGCAGATTCTAGTGGAATAACGGCGGGTATAACGTGGGAGATCCAGTGCAAGAGCCCGACGGAGACGCTTATGCCGAACGACACGGACGGACATTACTACATTCGTAAACGGAGATCGTAATGAGTCATGCTCAGAAGGGTACCAACATTACGGCAAACGCATCACTTACGCAGCAGACGAGTGATGCGAGTGTCACACAGCAAACGAGCGACGGCTCCTTGAGCACATCTGCTCTCGTGGGTTGGAACGACGTTAATAACGATCCTATCTATGACGCCAATGGGAATAGAATCTACGTGAGGATTGTCTAATGGCTGCTGTACAAAGCGACTTTATCTATACCGAAATTGACGAGGCGATTGCCGCCGTCAGGGGATCTGTTTCTGGAACCAGTCCGTCCGTAGAGGTCACCACCCTTGCAAGCGCAAACACCATGCCTGTTATGGTGGCCGGCGTCCCTTCGTTCATTCAGTGGACTAATATCTTGGCCGAGATATTGCTAGACAACGGGCTCACCGTTGGCACAAACGTACAGGCTTGGGATGCTGACCTAGATGCTATCGCTGCGCTTGCTAAGACGGACAGTAACTTTATTGTTGGCAACGGCACGGCGTGGGTGGCTGAGTCAGGCGCAACGGCTAGAACGTCTTTAGGTGTTGATGCGGCAGGAACGGACAACTCTACTAACGTATCTCTTGCAGGGACTCCCGATTACTTGACGCTTGTTGGACAAGTATTGACTAGGGGATTGATTGATCTTGCAACGGACGTTACAGGAACGCTACCTGCCGGTAACGGTGGTACGGGTCTCACATCTACTTCGACCCTTCTAAATAGCAACGTAACGCCCACAACCCTTGGGCTTGTCATTGGAACGAACGTTCAGGCTTATGACGCTACCTATCTAGTTGACGCTGACATTGGAGTCAACGTTCAGGCGTATGATGCTACTTATTTAGTTGACGCTGACATAGGTGTCAACGTTCAAGCGTATGATGCCGACCTGACAACGTGGGCAGGTCTTACGCCATCTGCCAATGCACAATCTTTAGTTACTGCTGCTGATTATGCGGCGATGCGTACTTTGCTTGACGTTGAATCGGGCGTAGACTTTGATCCAGTAGGTACAGATAACTCGACAGGTGTTACGCTTGCGGGTACTCCCGACTATATCACGTTGGTAGGACAGGTACTCACGCGCAATGCCGTTGACCTTTCTACTGATGTTACTGGTGCATTAGCAACTGGAACCGTTCCTTGGAGTCAACTCACTAGCGTTCCATCAACATTTGCACCATCTGCTCATAACCACGCTAGTAGTGAAATAACATCAGGTACTTTTGCTGATGCCCTTATTGCTTCATCTAACGTTACTCAGCATCAGGCATCTATAACAATCGCGTCCTCACAGATCAGCGACAAAGGGTCTGCTAGTGGAG